CACTCAACGTCAAAGGCGATACCATTATACAGCAACAAGAGATTACCAATAAATACTACCGCAATGAAACTTACAACATTCTTAATTCTGATAATGCTGCTGCCAATAAGCAGTTCCGCGCAACTCTCAAAAAGTCGGACAGCCTACTCAAATCGGGATTTTACTCCCGAACTTACAACCTACGATCTACAACTTTTCAATCTCAACTACAATAGCATGATGTACTGGTATAGTACGGCTATGGAAATTGATAGTTTATACCAACTTGAGAAGTTAAAGGTGGGGTATTATGCCAAGATAACAGGCATACAGGCAGCGAGTTATGAAACATTAGCGGAAATCTACGCCAACAAGCAAGCTATTGAAAAGGCTGTAAATGCTGAGAAAGATGCCGAAATCAAAGAACTGAAACAACGCAATAGACGGTTGATATTTTCCAACACTGCACTAACATTTGGAATAACAGCCATAGCTTTTTCTACTATATATTTTACACTGTTATAAAATGGACTTTCAACCAAGAGATTTAGTGACCATTATAGGGGGTGCTGTATCACTTACCGGGTTATACTATGCATTAAAGAGGGATGTGGTAAAGGTTAGTGCATCACTTAGGACAGTTGAATCATACCACAAAAGAGAGGTTACTATGCTTGCTGAATCTATAAAGGATACTAAGGAAGAGTTCAATAATAAACTTACTGCCATGAAGGATGAACAAAACAAAGCCATCGATAAGCTTGAAAGTAAGATTGACACGATTGCAACTCAAAACATTTTGATATCAAACAACCTTGCGGAATTGACAGGGTACTTGCGAGGTCAAAAATAAATAAGCATGAGACCAAATTACGCTGCGGTTTATCTTGAGATAAACGAAGGCGAAGGTACACTGAATAGCCGTGTTGCTAATGCAATGCGTAAGTACAACATCGGAATCAGTCAAAAAAGTTTCACCCGCATGTTTCATGCTTGGTGCAAAGACAATAACATTGTAAAGAATAACACCGTTGTCGTTGGTCAAATAGATAGGGGCAAAAGTCCACTTGCCGCACTTGAAACAAAGCTGAATGGATTTAGCAGTATACTCGATGAACTTAAACCATCGGAATCTAATCCACTTGACCTGCCACCATCGCAGGAATCAAACTACAAACCATACAAGCTACCGATAAACCATAACAACATCTTGTTGCTATCGGATATCCACGTGCCTTACCACAACATACAGGCGTTGACATTGGCGTTAAAGTATGGACTGGAGAATGAAGTAAATACCGTCCTGCTCAATGGTGACATTATAGACTTCTACGCTATCAGTAGATTTGAGAAAGACCCACGTAAGCGCAACTTCGGGCATGAGGTGCTAATGACAAGGCAGTTTTTGCAAACCTTGCGGAAGCTATTTCCAAACGCTGCTATCTATTACAAGTGTGGTAATCACGATGTGCGTTATGATCACTACATCATGCGTAATGCTCCCGACCTTTTGGGCATGAATGAGTTTTCATTTGAGAGTTTGATGAAGCTCGATGAACTCAATATTACTTTCATTCCGGATAAGCAAGTAATTCACGCGGGAAACTTGACAATCTTGCACGGGCATGAGTTAGGTGCATCTGTGTTTAGCCCTGTGAACATTGCACGTGGTTTGTTTTTACGCGCTAAGGCAAATGCTTTGTGCGGTCACCATCACCAAGCATCAGAACACACAGAGCCTAACATCAATGGCAAGCTAACAACGTGCTGGAGTGTGGCGTGTTTGTGCGAATTGCATCCTGATTACATGCCCATCAACAAGCACCATCATGGATTTGCACATGTGCGGGTAATGGACACGGGAGAGTTTGAGGTCAATAACTACCGTATTGTGAATGGTAAGATTAGATAACAAAAAGCCTCCACGTTAGGAGGCTCATTGTATCAATCAATAACAAAAACAATATGCGGTTCTATTACACAAAACCGTTGTAAATATAGCACAAATGAAACGCAAGCCACATCCTAAAGTTATTCATCGCAAACTCGGAAGGGAGAAGGCTGATGGTTTGTACTGCGATAACATCATTGAGATAGACCCAACGCTGCCACCAATGCGATACCTTATCGTGTTGATCCATGAGTATCTTCATCACATTCAACCTGAGTGGAGTGAGGAGAAGGTGGATGCTGAAGGTGAGGCACTGGGTAGGTTTCTTTGGAAGCATGGCTATCGCAAGGTGCAGCAATGATACGCCCACTGCTAAGGATTAGGTAGCGTGTCAAAACTTATCTGCTATTCCGGCATCGAGTAACTCACTTGCCAACCATTCACGTATCTTACCTACTATCTCATATTGTTCAGCTGTAAGGTCTTGGTATTTCTCAAGGCTACGCAGGTGCTGTTGTATTTCGTATATCACATCATGGTACTTCATACCATTCACAGCGCAATCAAATGCGTGCTGGTCTTCCCTAAGGTCAAAGGTTAGTGTTGCTTTCATTGCTTTTCTTTATTTCGTTTGTGAGATTGGTAATCTGCAATGCAAGATAGATTGCCGATGCTGCGATAATAATTGAGGCTATCATATTAATTGTTTTGGGTTTCTATTCGTTTGGCTTTTCTTTTTTTTACTACTGTTGGTTGGATGGTGTATGCACCGTAAATGTTTTTGTCTACTTGGATTCCGATGTCTTTAAACAATCGCAAGTATCTGTATGCTGTGCGTTCGGTTACCATCAGTTCTTTGGCTATCACATGCACCGGCATGTCACGCTGTTGCAGTTGCACCATTAACGTAAGTGCTCGTTTAACCTTGTCCATTCTTTCCATCGTTTAATAGTTCTTGCATATCATGAATAAAGTTTCGTCCTCTTTGTGTGTGCACATCAAATAGACCAGGCTCATGCTTCTCAACTATGCGCATTGCCTTTTGCAATAATGTTAGTTCGCTCATGGTTCTATTTGTGTGCGGTTAGGTAATCCACTTTCACCATCTTTATACCCATCATTATAGGCATTGTGAATGTGGTTCATTTCAATCGTTTGCACTGCGTTCAATAGTCCTTCCATTTCCGCCCACGTCATGCGTATAGCTTGTCCTTTAAACTTACGCTTTAAGGTTAGATGCAGTCTGCGTATTGCTGTTTCTTTTTTCTCTTGTGTCATAAATACTTTGTGTCTTTGGTTATAGTGAATAGGTCTTTGTTTACGGCTTTGATTTTATTAAACAGGTTTGCTTTTACATAGCTTGTTTTTGCATTAGCGTACATGCTCAATAACACAATACGTTCCTGCCGTAGATCCTCAAGCGGTAGTAACTTTCTTTTGTGCATTGAGTTTAAGTATTTCGTTTTTTACGTGGTGGTAGTAGGCTTTCACGGAATAGTATTCCCCGGTGCCATCAAAGTCATTTACGATGTCATCAGGTGCGTTAGCCAACGCTTCATCGACGCAATAGAGTGCGCAGTTGATAGCTTTGATATGCACCGCACCCAGTTGCCCTTCCTGCGCTTCACCTTCGACTATATCAAAATAGTTCGAGTACAGTTGCCATGCTTTATCCTTTGCTTTCATCTTTATAGGTTTGGTTGTAGTAACATGTTGCAGCTCGGTTATTCCATTTAGGGATAGTACTTTGTTCGTCTGTGCGGCCTTCACGATAAGCTTCAAGAATTTGTTGTCGCTCCTGCTCTAAACATTCAGTCATTTCCTGCATGAACTGCCTACCTCGTTGGGTGTGTTCATCAAACAATGAGTTAGCGTATCTATGCATTATTCTCATTGCTATTTGTAATGCTGTTTCTTTACTCATAGTGCTTTGCATTTAGGTGCTTTGTAACTTAATGATTCGGGTTTATTGTAATAGTAATATACTTGTGGTATTGTCCTATCATTTGAACGCAATCTTATCAAACCACATATTTGGCATTCAGACTTTCCATCGTTGTGATGATATTCCAATTGATGAGGATTAATCCATTTGTGCCTCATAGTGCTAAAGTATTAAGGTATTCACGCCACATTGGTACACGCTCCTGAAGCTTTGCGATTGCTGCCGCATCAAACTCCACTACCTTTTCGTGGATGCGTTCCTGCACTGGTATATCATATTCCCAATTTGCCAAATCACTTTCAAGGTTAGCGTGTGGATTCTCAGCAAGAAAGGTAGCCATATCGTAAATCATATTCTTTTCTATGCGCTGTGCTTTCTTAATGAACTCAGGGTTGCTCTGTGGATCAATAAGATTCATGCGCAATGATAGGCGGTATTTTTCACTATCTATCATTTGACTTGGAGCATTGACAAGCACGAAACAGAATGTTGCCTTAGGCGCACCTGTTAGCCAGCAGTATGCTTGACCTTGCCAATAGTAGTCTTTGCTTATATCATTCATCTTTGCATCCATAAAAGTGTGGATGTCCCATGATGATTTAATATCCGGCACGTTCACTACTGCGCCACCATCTTTGATAAGCAAATCAGGTGTACCTGTGATGATGTCATTTTGAAAATTGATTTCATTCTTGAACACGATTGCGCCACGTTCCCTACGCCACAGGTCAATAGCATCATTCTCTACTGCCACACCTTTCTCGATGTACTTGTTGCTAATCTCTTTGTAACGCTTGTACTTCTGTTGAATGTAGATTTCAAGCAGTGCGCTCTTTGTTGTTTCTGATAAACCTGATTTGGTTCTTGCATCGGTCATTAGCTTACCCAGCTGCGATGCTCTAAATTTTACTTGTTCCATTGTGTTTTGTTTTTGTTTTTGAACTGTTCGGAAATTCCGAACAACTCGATTGATGGTGCTAAGATACTACAACAATCCTGATAGTTCCTGTTTTTTAACATTTACTAACGGTTCAATCTGTGCCCAATATTCCTGCGGGCATGCTTGCAAAATGATATCACAATCATCCAATGTTTGTGCTTTCTCGATTAACTCAAGCATGTACTGCACATCTTTGTTGGATGCGTTAAGGCTGCCCTTCAATTTGAATGGCTTGTACACATCCACGTTATTGCGGTTAAGGTCACGCCCTAATAACTTACCAAATGACAATGCAGCGTTTTTAAGGCACTCTGTTTTGAGTTTAGGGAAGGCAAGGTCTAAGGCGTTAGGCTTTTTATTATCTGCGTTTAATGCCCACCTATTGCGCTCAATCGGGTCGGCTGCTATCGCACTGGGTACTTTGTCAACCATGATGACAATGGAGGCTGCACCTGTTCTACGCAATTCATACCCGGTTATCGGATGGATCACTACAAGGTCAAGGCTACCCACTACTTCGTTAGCCATACGCTCCCACTTGAAGTTCTCAGTGCGCCAATGCCCAAAGAACATTTCATCTAAGGTGGTTTCAACGTGTGATACTACAAGGGTTTTTGCCTTACCATCGGGAGTCTTTTCAATACCGAGTTGGTCAGGTGTTGCGTTGAGCATTTGCTGAAATTTCTGCAATGCTTCCAAATTGTCTTTGTGGAATGAGTTCATGTTGTTATTGATTTTAGACTTTAAAGATACAAATTAATACTTCATCAGGCAATCATTTAACTCTTGACAATAGTTAAGAATTGCAAAAAAGATTGCGCCCCATACGATGTACTTAATGATTTTGCTTGCTTTCATAGTTTTAATTTTTAAAAGTTAATGTGCGTTGATGAGCCGCACCTCTCGTTTGATTAATACCAAACCTTGTAGAGTAATGCCCAAACTAAATCCTTGTCTTCATTGATTTCATCGAGCTGCTCTTCTGTTGCTTCTACACCACAGATTTCAGCTGCTACGATGTGATAACTTGAGGTGTCATGTCTGAATGTGTAGTCATAATCAATTACACAGATGTCTTTAAAATTGATGTTTGCCATAGCGTTTTTGTTATTTGTTTGACAAATATAGTATAAATACTTACCCACCCCCTGTTAAAAATTGTTAAAATTGCAACCACTCACCTATACCCACGCGGGTATAAATGGAACACAATTACCTTTGTTTATACCTTCACGGGTACACTACGCCCACGAATAGCTGCCGTAATTCGGGAATAGTTCGAAGTACATGCGCATCATTATGGAATCAGCGTAGTCAGGACTCTTGCCGTGCATGCGGGCTATTTCCTCTTTGCTTATTACAGCGAGTTTGCCGTCTGCTTCTGGTTGCCTTCTGCGTATCATATCCAGTTCTTGCACTATTACATCCCGGAACTGATTCACTTTAAAGATTACTTTGTTCTGCTCGATTAATTCTGCAAGCTTGAAATAACACTCAGCCTTTTGGTTAGTGTATCTATCTGCTTGCTTCGCACGCCCGCCATTAAGGAAGCCTCTGCACTTCAGGCTATCAACCACACCACCTCCGACACCATCTTCATCACAGATCACGTTGGATAATCTGATGCTGTGCCTATCGCATAGTTGCCGAATGGTGCTAACTACGGTAGTAATTGGTTGCTTGCGTAGCTCGTGTATCTCCATCAAATGCAAACCATGCCACACGCATATCACGCTACGGTCTTTTCCAAGGCGTGCAATATCCGCACTGATGTACTTTTCACCTTTGCTTTCTTCTTCCCGGAAGCAGCGCACAAGGTCATCGTATTGGTAAAGATTGTCTACACTTTCATCATACTCCCAATCTCCATCGAGCAGCCTTCGCCTATCTACTTCGGGCAGCATGCGTAGCGTTTCAAGATACGATTCGGGCAGGTGTGGATTGTCCGTAGGTAATGATGGAATAAACGCAAGATGCTGCGGCAGGTTATCTGCCTTGTATGGTGAATAGAACTCGTTGTATAACCATCCCTTCGATGGATTGCATGTGAGCAGCATCTTTGGTTTAAGGTCATACTGCGTAAGCTTGAAACGGATGCGGGACTGGAGTATATCGATTGCCCTCTTTGATACCTGTGCGCTTTCATCTACATATGCATCAGTCAACTCCAAACCTCCGAGTGCATGAAACTCAGGGTCGGATGGATAGGCAAACAAGTCTTTGAGTATTATCTCGCTGCCATTGCTAAACGTTATCACGTTCGTTTGGTTGTTTATGGTGTAGTGTTCGTTAGGTGCTAACCCTAACATGTGCGCTACTTCAAAGAAGGTCTTAAGCGTGGTCTTCTTTAACGTGTCCAACTTGCTTCGACCTATCAGACCACGAGTGCCTGGATACTTGAACCTGCGGCTTATTTGCCATGCACATCCGATGAATGACTTACTTCCGCCTGCTGCACCTCCGAACAGCACCACACGTGCCGGGTGTGAATTACCCAGCACACGCAATGCCTCTTTTTGTTTCGGTAGGTACTCAATCATAATCTTTGTAGTCAGGACAGGACTCGAACCTGTAAGATGATTAATAGCTGATTAACCCTGCTAATAGTTAAGGAGATTCACCTTTCAGCAAAATCATCACAGCTGCGTCTACCAATTCCGCCACCTGACTTATCATTTTTAAAACGGCAAATCACCCGTTCCTTGTGCATCGTTTTCCTGAGGTCGGGAAGATTGGGAAGATTGGGAAGATGGTTGCAGTGGTTCACTCATCTTACCTGAAAAGAACTTTCCGTTCTTGCCTTCCTTCACCCACGCAGCGAGGCGCATTTTCTTTCCATTGACCATAATCTCACCCGTATACTCAGGTGCGTTATTGGTTGTCTTGTTGTTCTTGAATAGGGTGAACTGTCCCTCTTGCATTTGATAGTTACTCATTGTATTAATTGTTTATGATTCCGATGTCTTCAATCATTAGACTGATTGTGGTCTTGCCGTTAAAGTCTGTTGTTTCAATCACTTCAAAAGGTTCATGGTCTATGCTATGCCCATTGATGAAACCAATGTACACTTCTACATCATCCGGGTACTGCGCAAGCTTATCCCACAATTCACCTATTGTCATAGCTTATATTCATCTTTATCAGTTAGCAAATGTAACTCTTCAAAGATAAGGCGCATTGCTGTATTGTCATGCATGGATGGTCGCATGCTGCGCTTAGCTGTTAGTATAAACAACTTGCGTAGAAGTTCTATTTCTTTGTGTTGATCGTACTTCATTCTTCTTGTTTAAAATTATCTTTGTAGTAGTCAAAAGCATTGTGCAATACATCCTCCTTTCTTGCATACTGATAGCCATTTTTTTGACCATCCGCAAACGCTTCATCTATTGTTTTTTCTTCTTGCCATTTGGCTTGAATAAGAATGCGCCGTGGTATTTGCGATTCAAGTTTTGGTAATTGGTCAAATAGCCATTGTAAAGCAGATTGCTTTTTCATATCAGTATTCATTTTGGTTTTCGATTAATTCAATATACCACCACTTCGGTTGTATTACTTGCCCGTTCATAGATGTATCTACTTCACCACCCCACACAATGTTAGTTATCTTGTATTTGATTGGAATCAACTCTACTACTACGCCTTCATAGTAACAATCACCGTCCTCTACATCCCTTATCTTACTTCCGATTTCTATATCAGTATTCATTTTGTTTATTGATTTCTTCCATGTAGCGTTCCTTCCGGTACTCAGTGAATTGGTATGGCTTGTTGTTGTAAACACGGAAGCGCATATCACCGTTCCATGCCGGCAATGCATCGTACTCATCCATTAGCATTTTTTCAAATGCGCTAACCTCACTGCGCTTTGCTTCCTGCACTGGTGCTTCCTGTATCTTCAACTTATCCGCTGCCTGTTGGATAGCATCCACGACCTGCGGGTGTTGGAACATTTCGTAGATGTTGTTGTTCTGTCTTTCTTCAGTCTTCATGGCAGTAATATGTGATTGTCTTTCCTGCTCATACTTCGATATCCATTCATTGATAACGGATAAATCCAAGCGATTGTAAATAGTGCCATACATGCCAGCTGCACCACGGTCTAAACAGAACTGGATATCTTCAAGCGAGTAAATCCATTTCTCTTGTACAATGTGTTCAGCTGCAAAATTGATTTGGTCAGCATTCATATTCTTTTCAATGTTTAGCATTGCGCAGCACCGGCTAATGAGCATTGCAATTTTCATCTTTGTTTCATTGCGGTCTATCTTACGCAACAATGAAATCTGTTTACTTGTTACGCTCTCTCTGAATGTCAGCTGCGACTTGGGCTGCCACGTTTTGATAGTGTGCAACGTTGTCAAATTTTGGTTTTCCATATGTATTAGATTTTTGATTTTTTACTTTATCCCATTCTTTACGCATCCAATTGCGTACTGTGCTTTGCCAATCCTTCATTGGCACTTTGCCTACTATCCATCCATTGGCTTCATAGTGATCCATGAACGTTCGTGCGAAATTAACCAACTTATCTTCTGTAAGAAAGTTGCCGCCTTTCATGTTTAGTTCACCCATCAGGTTATACACCTCATGCTCTTCTGGCTTCACAAACTTTTTGCGAGTTACTTTTTTTTCATTTGCATCTTCAATTATAATTTCATTTTCATTTATATTTTCATTTCTATTTTCTAAAGGCATTGCCGTGGCATATGCCGTGGTAGATGCCGTGGCATCAGTATCAGATATTTGATTTTTTCTTTTTTTCCATCCATCAATAGCACGAGTGCGTTGCTTTTCAGCATGTGCCTTACGCTTACCTACTTCAATCTCAAGTCGTTCATTAAAAAAAAGACCGTTCTCATCCTGCCGAAATTTTGCCAACACATCTGCCGTGGCATTGCCGCAGCATAGCCTTATCATCTTTTCGGTAAGATGACCTTTCTGATGCTGCAAACAAAGCAGTGTGATGTATTGCCCACGTTCTTCCATGGTCAGGTCTTGAACACCCGCTAAGAAATCGGATGAATAGAAAAGGAATGCCGGGTCTTTCATAAAGTAAAATACCCACCACTACACACAAAGGCGTACCCTCAGCTGAATAGCTTATGGCAATGCGGTAATGGTGGGATTTAAAATATTTTTCATAGGGTACGCGTTGCAAATATAGTCAAACTATTTTAC